GATGGCATGGGGCTGGAGCTGCTTTGTGAAAACTACGCCGCCTGGCGAAAAGCTAAAGATTTGGTGGACGTGGAAGGGTGTCTATGCCGCAGTGACGCAGGCAACCTTTACCAGCACCCAGCGGTGGGAGTCATGAATACGGCGCAAAAAAATCTAGTTGCGCTGATGAAAGAATTTGGACTGACGCCTAGTAGCAGGGGGACCATAAAATTGGCGGTTGATAGTGACGATGAGCCGTCATTGATTGACCAGCTTTTCCAATTAGCTAAATGAAATTCACCGCAGAGCAATATGTTGACGATGTACTAGGCGGGCAGGTAAAAGCGTGTCAGTGGGTGCGTTTGGCTTGTGAACGGCATAGAAAAGATTTAGATACAGGCCAGGAGCGCGGCCTGTTTTTTGATGAGACAGCGGCAAAATTAGCCGTTGTTTTTTTTGGCATCCTGCGCCATTGGAAGGGGGAGTGGGCAGGCAAGCCGGTGACCCTGGAACCGTGGCAGCAGTTTGCCACCTGGTCCGCATTTGGTTGGAAGCGGACGGACGGGCTGCGCCGGTTTAGGACGGTATACCTGGAGGTAGCCCGCAAGAATGGCAAAACAACCTGGGCGGGCGGCACAGGTCTTTTTCTAATGGAGGCGGACGGGGAGCCGGGCGCAGAGATTTACAGCGCGGCCACCAAACGCGAACAGGCACGGATTAGCCACCGGGACGCCACGGAGATGGTGAGACAATCCAAGCCGTTACAGAAAACAATCCAGATATATAAGGACAACCTGCACAGCCTGGCCACCCGCTCCAAGTTTGAACCGCTGGGCCGGGATGCCAACAGTACCGACGGGCTAAACATCCACGGGGTAATAGCTGACGAGGTGCACGCCTGGAAAGATCGGGATTTGTGGGACAAGCTGGAAACGGCCACCGGCTCCAGGCGCCAGCCGCTTATGCTGGCCATTACCACGGCGGGCTATGATCGGCAGTCGCTGTGCTGGCAGCTGCATGAATATGCGGAAAAGGTGGCCCTGGGCCTGATCGAGGATGATAGTTTTTTTGGCCTGATTTATACCCTGGACAAGGGTGACGATTGGGAAGATGAGGGCAACTGGATCAAGTCTAATCCTAACCTGGGTGTAAGCAAAAAATGGGATGACATACGGCGCAAAGCGGCGCGGGCTAAAGAGATGCCCGCAGCGCTTAATGCTTTTCTGCGGCTGGAACTGAACCTGTGGACCCAGGCGGAGAGCCGCTGGATTGACCCGGTTAAGTGGCAGGCGTGCGGCGACCGGGAGCTGCCCAGCCTGGTGGGGCGGGTGTGCTACGGCGGCCTGGACCTGTCCAAAACGCTGGACCTGACCTCTATTGTATGGGTATTTCCACCGGCAAAAGAGGGGGAGCCGTGGTGGGTGCTGCCCCGTTTTTGGGTGCCAGAGGACAACGTAACTGAACGGGTTAAGCGGGATCGGGTGCCGTACGATGTCTGGATAAGGCAGGGGTTAATCGAGCCGACGCCGGGCAACGTGGTGGATTATGATTTTATTGAGTACCAGATCAGGGAGGATGCCAAACGGTTTAAGATAAAAGAGATTGCCTTCGACCCGTGGAACGCCACCAGCGTCAGCAACCATTTAATAGATGACGGGCTAAACCTGGTGGAGTTTCGCCAGGGATTTATTACCTTTAATCCAGCTATGAAGGCGCTGGAGGTGGCCATCCAGCAGCGCCTGATCGCCCACGGCGGCAACCCGGTGCTGGCCTGGATGGCGGATAATTTGGTGGTACGCATGGACCCGGCGGGCAATATGAAGCCGGATAAGGAAAAGAGCACGGAGAAAATAGACGGCATAGTGGCCCTGATTATGGCCTACCACCGGGCCACACTGGCCGGGGGGCAGGCGGAAAGCGTATACAAAACGCGGGGGATACGGACGCTGTGAGCCTGAACCGGGTACTACCAAACCACAGAGAACAGCGCCAGGAGGCGGCGGGGCCGTTTGTGCCGCTGGATGATTGGCTGGATGATTACATGGCGGAGCATGACTGGCTGATTATGCGCCTGCGGCATGTTGATAAGATGCTGGTAAAGTACGGGCGGTTAAAGCAGGAGTCATTACCCAGGAGGGTAAGGTGATTGGAATTGACACCTAGTATTGTTTTGCTGTAATATTACAACAACTGTATACAGCTTATGGATTACCACGGGCGCAATTCCTGTTTTGGGATTGCGCCCGTTTTTGTTTCTGAATGACAGAATCCCGCACACGCGATCTCACTTTTTTTGCCGGTTTGCTGCTGACGGCGGCGGGGCTGGCCTTTATCTATTGGCCGCTGGCGCTGCTGGTGCCGGGGTTGTTTCTGATGCTGCTGGCGGCAAGGGGTAGTGGTGCGTAATGGGGTGGTTGGATTCTTTGATGGGACGGCGTGACACTTCTCTGAGTTTAACGGATGCCAGCGCCTGGCGCGGCCTGGGCCTGCTGCCCACCTCCGCCAGCGGCATAACCGTGAATGAGGAAACGGCCCTGAATTATTCGGCTGTTTTCCGGGCCGTGGATTTATTATCTGACCACTTCGCCATGCTGCCCCTGCAGATATTCCAACAGATAGACGACAGAACCAAACAAAAGGCAACTAAACACCGGCTGTATAACACCCTGCACCTGTCACCAAATCCGATCATGCACTCAATGGCCTGGCGTAAGCTGGTGATGGCCCACCGTCTTTTGTGGGGGAACCACTACTCCGAAATCGAGTTCTTGCCAGGTAACCGGATCAATCTATGGCCCTTGACGCCCTCCAAAATGGAAAAAATCGAACGGCGCGGCTATGAACTGATCTACCACTACCGCAATGATGTAAACAGGGTGGACCAGATACCCAGCTGGGCCATATTCCATTACCGGGGCCTATCTACTAATGGTTATTACGGCATAAGCATTTTGCAAAAGGCGCGGCAGTCTATTGGCCTGGGCCTGGCAACGGAGGAATTTGGGGCGCGGTTTTTTGGCAATGACGCCCGCCCCGGCGGCGTGCTGCAGCACCCTGGCGTGCTGGATGATGATGCGTACAAACGGCTGTTGGAAAGTTGGGAAAGCCGCCACGGTGGATTAAGCAAAAGCCATAAGACGGCGATCCTGGAAGAGGGTATGACCTATCAGCAGATCGGCATCCCGCCGGAAGATGCGCAGTTTTTAGAGACACGTAAATTTCAGGTGACGGAGGTAGCCCGCTGGTTTGGCGTGCCGCCACACAAACTCTATGACCTGGAGCGGGCCACGTTTAGCAATATTGAGCACCAGGGCATTGAGTACACCAGTGACAGCCTGCAGCCACACATCACCAATTTTGAGCTGACCTGTGACACCCAGCTGATGACCGAAGCAGAGCAGGCCCGCTTTTATACCAAAATCAACATGAGCGCCCTGCTGCGCGGCGATACCCAGGCGCGACACGAAGCCTACGGCAACGGCCTGCAGAATGGTTACTACTCCATTAACGACGTGCGAAATTTTGAAGATGAGAACCCCATAGACGGCGGCGACGATTACCGCGTGCCATTGAACATGATCCCGGTGACCCAGGCGGACATGCTGGCGCAGCCACAGCCAGCCCAGGAGCCGCCCCAGCGGGCCAAACGGGAAAACCGGGCCAAGGATAGCGGCGCGGCGCGGCACAGCTTACGTAATGACATGCTGCCCGTTTACCAGGACGTGATGGGGCGGCTGCTGCGCCGGGAGGCCAATGACGTGGGCAATAATGCCAAACGGCTGGCCAATGGTGACTTTATGACCTGGCTGGATGCCTTTTACGAAGAACACAAGGCGGTGGTGGTTAAAGAGCTGCGCTCCATTACCCAGGCATATGGTAACCAGGTGGTGAAGATTGCCAGTGATGAGGTGGAGGCGGACGCGCCCCAACAGTACCGCACGGATGCCTTTATTGCCGCTTACTTGCAAACCTTTGCGGTGCGGCACGTGGCCAAACAGAGCGCACGGGTACAGGGGGCGGTGGCCAGCGCCGCCACGCCGGAAGAGCAGCAGGCGGCGGTAAATGAGGAAATGGACAGCTGGCGCAACGGGCCACGGGCGGACGGCATTGCCGGGGATGAGGCGACACGGTTAAACAATGCCGCGGCCATCTTTGCCTATACGGCGGCGGGCGTGGTGCGTAAGCAGTGGTTAAGTTTTGGTGATTCCTGCCCCTATTGCACGAACCTGAACGGGCAAACGGTGGGCATTGAAGTGAATTTTTTAGCGGCGGGTCAATCCTTTAATCCAGAGGGAGCGCCCAGCCCATTGATTCCCAGCTATAACGTAGGGCACGCCCCGGCGCATGATGGCTGTGATTGTATGGTGATAAGCGCATGAATGAAGAGACGCGAATATTTAACGTTAAAAATTTAGATATTAGAGAGGCGGACGGGGAAAACCCGCTGCAAATTAATGGTTATGCCTCTGTTTATAACGCGCTAAGTGAAGATTTGGGCGGCTTCCGTGAGATTGTCAGGCCCAGCTTTTTTGAGCCGGTACTTGACAACGATGTGCGGGCCACCATTAACCACGATCCCAACCGGGTGCTGGGCCGTTCGACCTCTGGCACCTTACGCCTGGTCAATGACGATCATGGCCTGGGCGTGCGCATTAATGCACCGGACACAACCTACGCCCGCGATTTAATCACCAGCATAAAACGCGGCGACATTGATCAAATGTCCTTTGTCTTTAGGGTAGCGGAGGGCGGTGACAGGTGGAGCAATGCCGCCGATGGTTACCTCTTGCGCGAATTAATCACGGCGGGCGAGTTAAGGGATGTATCAGTAGTGACCTATCCCGCTTACCCGCAAACCAGCGCGGAAGCGCGGGCGAAGTGTGCTCAGATGAGCTTACAACTGACCGCAGGCGCGGCAGATAATAATAAGCCAGAGGGGGCAGCCGCAGGCGCGGCCAAAGCCAGACGGCGACGATTAGAGATAGCCAAACGGAGAATCTAAAAATGAGTAACCAAATGATGGAACTGCGCCAGCGGCACGCTGGTGTACTGGAAGAGGCGGAAGCCCTGGTGAATTTATCCGAAGGGGAAAACCGCGATCTAAACGAAGCAGAACAGCAGCAATATGATGGCTTCCTGGCGGAAGCGCAGCAGCTGGCGGGCCGGATTGAACGGCTGGAAAGTTTGCGCAGTGTGCAAGGTCCCTCGCGGTGACAGTGAAGTGCGGGCCATCGCCCACTACGTGCGCACGGGTGACACCGGCGGCGTTAAACACCTGCTGGCGGAAGGGGAAGGCAAGGCACGCTTCTCAGTAAACCTGGAAATGCCCACTCTGGCCGAGCAGCGGGCCTGGATGGCTGGACGGGAGCGCCGGGCTGTAGATAGCACCATGAACATCACCACGGCGGCTGATGGTGGGGTAACTGTGCCCACCGGCCTGGCGCCAACGATTGCCCAGCGGCGCAACGAGCGGATGCTGGCTATGGTTTTGGGCTGCCAGAATATCCCTGGTAAAGGCACCACGGTAAACCACACCTACGAAAACGCCGATCCGGTTGTTTTTGCCACCACCTCCGAACAGGCGGACGATTTGTCTACCAATGACTACGAGCGGGACGCCATGGTATTGGCTAACAAAGCGTTTACGCTGGTTAAGAAAACCAAAAAACTAAACCTGACGGAAGAGCTGCTGGAAGACAATGACGAAAACCTGATGGAGGCCATCGCTGACTGGATCGCCCGCAATATGGCGACCACCCATAACAGCATGCTCCTAACGGAAGTCGCCAGCAACGGCACGGCCTTCAAGACCTACGCCAGCGCCACGGCAATCGCTGCCGGCGAGCCGGAAGACATTGTGTTTAACGATACGCTGGGCTACTACCTGGATGACGGGTCGAGCGCGGCCTGGGTAATGCGACCCACCACGTTTGGCAGCATTGCCAGCCTGACGGGCAACGCCCGCCTGTACGCCCAAACGCCGGGCGGTTCTTTTACCAAGGAACTGCTAGGCTACCCGGTTTACTACAGCAATAACGCATCCGCCACGGCGGCCAGCGCCAAGGACGCCTATTTTGGCGATTGGTTTAACGTCGGTTACCGGCTGGGGCGCTCTCTGAAACTCATCACCGATCCCTACACTGAGGACGGCGTGGTGGTTTTGAAGTACAGCTTCCGTACCGTTTACGGCGTGCTGCAAGCCGGGGCCATTGGCTACGGCGTGCACCCGTCCGCATAGTGATTAACTGAATAATGCCAGCCCTGACGGCGGGGCTGGCATTATGGGATTTTGTTTTTATGCGCGTGATGGTTTTTACGCCCTATGGGCCACGTCTGGAACCGGAAACGGTTAACGCGGTGCTCTCCCTGGAGTGGGACGGGCCGGTGACGGCTGTTTTCCAGGCGGATAATCCGCACGGTGAGCCGCGGGCGGACGTACTGCACCAGTACCAAAAAGGGCGCGAACTCTTCCTGGCGGGCGATTTTGACGCCATGCTGGTGGTGGAGAGTGACATTATCCCACCAGCTGACACCCTGCGGCGGCTGGCGGCCCTGGATGTCGACCTGGCCTATGGCTTGTACTGCTTCCGGGCAGAGATACGGGTGCGGCGCGTGATTAATATTTTCCTGCGCTACCCACAGCCTGCCCGTAATATGGGCGAAAGCCTGACCCTGCACCCTAAAGAATTGCAAAAGGCCATGCAGGCCGGGCGGTATGAGTGCAGCGGCGCGGGGCTGGGCTGTGTGCTAATTAAACGGCACGTGTTGGAGCAGTTT